CTAGACTGGGAAAAGCGTGTCGGGTTTACCGAGGCACAGAAGATTAGGAACGCAGCGTCATGGCGCGGCACAAAATATCATGGACTCGTTGAATTCTATCTTAATAATGAACTGGAAAAAATTGAAAAAAGCGAGGGTTTTCCCCTCTACCTTTTCAGGGCTAGTCGTTCGACTCTTGATCGTATTGGTCCTATTCACTGTCTTGAAACCTCTCTTCACTCTGCTCGCCTTGGTATCGCTGGGCGCGTTGATTGCATTGCTGAGTTTGATGGCGAGCTTGCTGTAATTGACTTTAAGACTACAAAGACTTTGAAGAAAGTTGAGTGGTTGGAGAAGTTCTTTGTGCAGGAAGCAGCGTACGCTTACATGTACTATGAATTGACAGGTGTTGAGGTTGATAAACTGGTGACACTATCTGTCGCTGAAGATGGACAGATTCAGGTCGAACAACGTTACGACAAAATCCCATACATGAATAAACTCATTGACTGGATCGAGGAGTACCGCTATTATGTACAAGGGATGAACAAATGAAAGAGATCGAAGAAAAGTTTATGACACAAGCAAAATTCTCAGCACTGGTTGAGAAAGTAGTCAAGGAATCTAATGGTCTCGTCAATTACATCGAGGCAGTCACATCTATCTGTGATGAATTTGAGATTGAGGTTGAGACTGCCAGTAAACTAATTTCTAAACCACTTAAAGATAAAATCAAGTATAATGCTCAGCAGTTGAATTACATCAAGCGAACGAGCAGAGGAGTGCTACCACTATGACAGACTTTTTTGATTCAGACGTAGTTCGTACAGAACTCGAAGATATTCAGACTACTTACACAGAACTCCTGAAGATGAGTAATAAACTTCAGGAGTTTTCTCCTCAGCAGAGGTTGGATCACATCAACAAGACGTTGGAGTTGATCGCTAAACAGAAAGTGTTTTATGCACGTCTGGCACTAGCAGCACACCATGTGCAGGAGGAAGAGCAGGATGGCACGGTGCGTGACATGAAGGATCGCATCGACTCCATCTCTCAGGTATATTCTGGTGGCATGGACCTCACTGTGGTCCTAGACCAGATGGAAACCAAACTCAAAGAATGGAAAGTGGACATCCTCAATGAGGGGGGTTGACACAACCTATATAATATGCCATCATAATACGGTGGCAAACACACCACAATACAAATACGGAGAATACGATTATGTCATTCGCATCACTTAAGAAGTCCAGCGGTTCGTCTTTCGCTTCCCTTAGCAATGCTATTGAGAAGATGAACAAACCCAGTGGATCTAAGGTTGACGAACGCCTCTGGAAACCAGAGGTTGACAAGAGCGGTAACGGTTATGCTGTTATCCGATTCCTGCCCGAGACGGATGGCGATCTGCCATGGGCACAGGTCTGGAGTCATGCATTCCAGGGACCTGGTGGTTGGTACATCGAGAACTCTTTGACTACTCTTGGTCAGAAGGATCCCGTTGGAGAACTCAACCGTCAACTATGGAACAGCGGCATTGATGCTGACAAGGAGGTTGCACGTAAGCAAAAGCGTAAACTGTCCTACTACAGCAACATCTATGTTGTTCGTGATCCTCTTCACCCTGAAAACGAAGGCAAAGTCTTCCTCTACAAGTATGGTAAGAAGATCCACGACAAGATCGTCGCTGCTGCACAACCACAATTTGAAGATGAGACTCCCATCAACCCCTTCGATTTCTGGAAGGGTGCTGACTTCAAACTGAAGATCACAAAGGTTGCTGGGTTCTGGAACTATGATAAGTCTGAGTTTGATCGTCCTGGCACCCTCGGTGGGTTCAGTGACGCTGAATTGGAAGGCATTTATAATAAGGAATACTCTCTCAAGGAGTTCACTGACCCATCCAACTTCAAGTCCTACGAAGAACTTGAGACTCGCCTCAGCATGGTGTTGAACAAGCGTTCTACTCCTCGTGTTGATGAGTCATTGGAAGATGAGTCTGAAGGACGTGGTTCTTTCAACTCTCCTGACATCACACCCAGTGCACAAAGTGTCACAGGGTCGGTTCCAAGTGGGTTTGGTGATCGTGTAGAATCAGTACAACAGAGTTCAGATGAACCTGACCTCTCCTACTTTGAAGATCTAGCTGCCGAACTGTAATGAAATTCCTCGCTCTGCCCATCCTCCTTGCCGCTACGGCAACTCCCGCAAGTGCTCTGACTTGGGCAGAGTTCTGGGAACCTTTCACAGAGGATCACCATCATCATGTACATGTAGAAAGGAACACGTACTATCATCATGTCCCTAGACGTAGACATTGCTTTGACTACGTTCAACATGAAGAGTACATCCCAGGCGACTACAGTCGCAGCGGTAGGTACAGACCAGGTTGGGTTCGTAGATGGACGGAGCGTGTACCAGTAAGGTGCAAGCATCACCATCATCACTAGACCCATATATTATTTGACTTTCAGTTTCAAATATCGGCGGAAAAAAATTCGGGGTATTTTTTCGCCCCCAGGGTTTTTCAACAATTTATCATGACACACTATAAACCTTATTCACCAGAATGGCACAGATACCGCAATCTTAAGGAATCGATCGAATCGTACCTTAACGAGTATGTGGCATCTGATGTCATCTGCGCTGACATCCTTGATATTCTCGAAGATCGTCGTGCAACTGCAGAGGGTGAAGTCCGTCGTATGACTGATATGATTGATCAGTTAAATCAACCTAAATAGTCCTGACTAAGAAGGTTTTTATGCTTTCAACTCAGTATCGACTCCGACTGGAGTCTATTTGCAGGTGTATTGCAAACTCAGAGACGGTTCCTATTGAGGACATGATCTGGGCGGAAAAACTTGCTAAAGCACATACCACCGCTCGCGATTGGTTAAAGCAGGCAAGAAGACAGGCATCACAAAACATTCAGGAGGGATCCATGGATGATTTTATGAATAAGATGGGAATTGGTGACCCCGACCCATCTAATCATAAAACGGGGTTTGAGGGTGCAGATGAAATAGTGGATTGGTTCCAAAGAGACAAACCAGACGATTGGAGGCAACGTGATTGACGGCGCAGCGGTAATCTACAGCAACGGCAGTCAAGAATGTGATAGAATCGCCTCACTCCTTAAACATCTAGGGAGTGAGTTTTTGGAATATAGACTAAATCAGCATTTTACGCAAAGAGCGTTTGAAGCAGAATTTGGTCCCGAAGCAACGTATCCTCAGGTTACGTTGGGATCACGTCACATTGGCAATTTGAAAGAAACACTACAATACTGCAGTGATAAAGGTTATTTCTTATGACTAAAAAGCAATTCGTGAACAGTAAAGGCGACACATGGGAATGGGATGATAATCCCACTTTAGAAGCATTCAGAGAGAGACATGACTACTCCAAATTGGCAACACCACTCAAACAAAAACCCCAAAAGAAAGCTTAAACCACAAGCACTTCGTAGTGCCAAGGCAAGAAGAAAAGCACTCCTCAGGAAACTGAAGAGTGCTTCTTTTTTTAATATCCTCCGCCGTATCCGCCAGAACTACCGCTAGAACCACTAGATCCAGAACTACCGCTGCTACTGGAACTACTAGAAGAACTGCTGCTGGAACTGCTCTCGCTGCTACTACCGCTGGTAGACGACGTATCCGTTGTTCCAGCATATACGCCAGAATCGGTAACCGTGCCTGATGCTTCCTGTTGCTGAGCAACCGTAAATGCTACCTGAGAAGATACGGTGCTTGTTGCAAAATCTCTATCACCATAATCTGCCTCTGACGCTTTCTTCGTAACTGCCACACGACCAATATCGCTAGAATAGACAGTTTTGTCAGTTAGGTAGGATTCGTCGATAACACTAAATGTCTTTTTAAGGTCATCTTCATCAACTTCGTCATTTGGTAGATATTCGACCAAATCAGTAAATTCAGAAATAAAGTTAGCAAGATATGCTGGTTTCAAAAGGTAGATATTGCGTTTATAGTCATTTTCTGCCAATTCGTAGTCATAGTTA